CTCACCCACACGCTTCAAAACACCGTATGGAGAGTGACTCATGTTGCTCATCTGAGATGATGCGAATACAAATGGTTTGCGATACTCAGCAAGATACTGGAACACATTGGCCATGATTCTGGTGTTGTTATTCACAAACTCATAGGTATGCTGATACTTTTTGAGGTATCGAGAACCACCCACATCAAACGCAAGGAAGAATACAAAGTCACACATACGAATAGCACGCATGAGTTTGGGGTTTGGAATGGCAGTAAGGTCTTCATCCTCACCATTCGTTACATCAAACTCTGTGACCTCATGACCTTTCTCACGAAGATACTCTGTCAGATATGCTCCAATCTGACCACCAGAACCAAGAATCGTTACTTTCATTTGTTAATCTGTTCAGTAATCCAGTTATATGTTTTACGAATGCCCTCTTCAAGAGTCTGCGAATAATCCCAACCCAGTTTCTCCCGAATGAGATCATTGTTAGAGTTGCGACCACGCACACCCAGAGGAGCATCAAGTTTGTGCTCTTTGGTGACAGTCTTTCCTGCAACCTTAGCAGCAGTATCCACCAATTGATTGATGGTTACCATCTCTTCAGAACCAATATTAACTGGTCCGATGAAGTCACTATCCATCAGTCTCCTAGTCGCTTCGATGCATTCATCAATGAACAAGAAGGAACGAGTTTGTAGGCCGTCTCCCCACACCTCGATAGATCCACCTTGCTCTGGGAGGACAGCGACCTTGCGGCAGATTGCAGCTGGCGCTTTCTCTCTTCCACCGTTCCAGGTTCCCTCAGGGCCAAAGATGTTATGATAACGAGCAACACGTACAGGAATACCGTAGTTGCGATTGTAGGCAAAATATAGTCTCTCGCTAAAGAGTTTTTCCCATCCGTATTCGGAGTCTGGGTTAGCGGGATATGCTGATTCTTCACGGCAATCAGGATTATCAGGATCAAGTTGATTATGTTCTGGATACATGCAAGCAGATCCAGAATAGAAGATCTTAGTCTTGTTCACTTCCTTGAGAGCGTTCAGTTTACGCTGCTCTTCAAGCACATTCAGATTGATAGTAACAGAGTTGTGCATGATGTCTGCATCGTTCTCTCCAGTGAAAACGAAACCTGCACCACCCATATCAGCAGCAAACTGATAGATCTCATCAAAGGGTTCCAGGAACTTATCTACGATTTGTGCGTAGAAGTTATTGTAAGGACCAGCATAGCGAATGCAACGACCAACAAACTTAACGTCTCTCAAGTCACCAGTGATAAACTCATGAGCTTCACTGATGCCATATTCTGGATACTTAAGATCCACCCCACGCACCCAATAACCTTCGGCACGTAGTCTTTTTACCATGTGACTTCCAATGAAACCACCAGCACCAAGCACAAGTGCTGTCTTCGTATATTCAGACATAAAAATTGTTCACTCCTAGTATATAGTATAGATCACTTGCAGATGGATTGCAAGCCAGAATACAGATCCACTTCAGGTTCAAACCCCAAATCACGAAGTTTTTCTGCATTAAGTGCAAAGTTTTTTGCTTGGACAAGTCGATTAAATCTTGGGGTTTCAATTGGAACAAGTTCACTTTCACTTCCCAAAATCCTCTTACAGACTTCAATAATGTGACGGAAAGAAACTGCAACTCCACTTGCAATGTTGTAAATAGAATTTGTCTCTCCCTTGTCCATGACGATCTTTAGAGCCCTACAGATATCACTGACGTGCATGTAGTCTCTCAGATCATTGCCATTATTGTAGAGAGTAATTGGTTGGTTTTTCTTCATCAGATCAACCAAGAAACCAAGAACATTTTTCTTTGAAGATACTGTCTTGTCTCCGCCATAGACATTCGCAATTCTTAGAATACGATACTTGACTTCATAGACCTGACAGAAGGAGATAATCAACTGTTCTGCAGCTCTCTTGGTGATTGAGTAGAAACCTCTTGGATCACAAGGGTAGTCTTCGCGAGCATAGAGAATGTCAGGTCCATAGACAAATCCAGTGCTGACATAATTGAATACAATGTCTTTGGATTTACAGTATTCCAAAGTTTCCATCAAGACATTCAAGTTTGTTTTCACATCCAATGTCATGTCACCAAGAACATTGTAATTAGATGTGGTGCTAATCAAATACAAAATGTTATCTGACTTTGGTTTCCTCTCCTCTCTGGGAATAGGAATCACTTCATCGGGGAACATGTCACAGAACGTACCACCAATAAATCCAGTAGCACCATAAACAGAAATCTTACTCATACTTGTCACACTCTTCAAATGAAACTCCTTTTCTGTCCTTCTCAGACATAATTGCACTTGCAACTTTCCAGTTGATATTCAGTTGCTTATCATTCCAGAGAAGAGTTCTTTCATGTTCTTTGTATTGATAGTCAGTGACTTTATAAAGAACTTCTGCCACAGGAGATAAGACAGAGAATCCATGAGCAAAACCAGGAGGAACCCAGAGTTGCATTGGGCCTGGAGTCAGTTTAGTTCCTATCCATTCACCAAACGTTTCCGAACCTTGACGGAGATCAACGATCACATCATAGATCTCGCCACGAAGACATCGAACAATCTTTCCTTGTGGATGTTCAATCTGATAGTGCAGACCACGGACAACATTCTTTGTAGATATGGAGTGGCAATCTTGAACGAATTCATAGTTGCCAATAATCTTTTGCACTTCTCGAAGATTGAAAGATTCCATGAAGGAACCTCTGTTATCTTCATAGATTTTTGTATTGAGGATGTAGGCATCCCTTAAATCAGTTCCTATTGCATTCATACCATTCAATTGTTTTTTGTAGTCCATGTTCAAGAGAATACATTGGGGCCCAGAGTAATTTGTCTTTTATTTTTCGGGTGCTCGTAGAATATCTACGATCATGTCCAGGCCTATCAGTCACATATTCTATCATACTCTCGTCTTTTTTCATCATCTTTAGGATTTTTTTAACGAGATCAATATTGGTTACTTCACACTCCCCACCGATATTATATTTCTCACCAACCATTCCCTCTTTCCATACACGAACCAGAGCACTACAATGATCTTGAACATATAGCCAATCACGGATCTGAAGACCATCACCATATACAGGAATCTTTTTTCCTGCAAGGATGTTCAGTATTGTTTGTGGAATAAATTTTTCTTTGTGCTGCCTAGGACCATAGTTATTTGAACAGTTTGTGACCATTGCTGGCAATCCATATGTATTATGATATGCCATCACAAAGTGATCACTTGCTGCCTTTGAAGCTGAGTATGGATTTCTGGGATCGTACTTTGTATCTTCGGTAAAAGAACCTTCAGGAATAGATCCAAATACTTCATCCGTGGAGATGTGTATGAATTTTTCTACATCATACCTCAGAGCCATATTAAGTAGATTGATTGTCCCTTCAATATTTGTTTTTACAAACTCAGAACAATCTTTGATTGAATTGTCTACGTGACTTTCTGCAGCAAAATTGAAAACTGTATTGATTTTATGTCGTTTGAAAATAAAATCACAGTTGTGTTTATCTGCTATGTCTGTAACATATAGTTTGACTTTACTGGGAACATTTTTTACTTTTGAGGCATAAGTAAGTTTATCGATACATATAACCTCTTCATCAGTCACTGTTGTGAGGTGACGAAGAAAATTACTGCCAATAAATCCTGCTCCTCCAGTAACCAAGATAGTCATTGCACCTTTCCTTTTTGGTAATTATACTAAAAAAGGACGGTTTGCGCCACCGTCCTTTTAGGTCTTTCATGCACGCCACTTGCTTTTTAACCAGAAGCAAGAAACTGGGCGGGAGTTATCCCATCCGCACCACTAGTTTTTTTAAAAACTAGAAACTCATCTTTTTACCTAACCTTTTAATCAAGTCCTCTACTCTTTCCTCAAGAGCCTTGACTCTTGCTTCAAGTGCAGAGTTGTCTGGTGCAGCAGCGACAGGTGCGGCTGCAGGTGAACTAGTTACAGGTTTCTTTGCAGTTGCCATAGTGATTGTTAACTCTTGATGTATTTAGTTTTAAGGGGTCTTATGACTCCACCAGTTCTGTTATAGTCCATCCGTGACTGAAGGGGGGGTTCCCGACCAGGGCAGGTTTAGAGACTTTCCGAGTCTTTGTCATCACGGACATAACATGGTACACGATCAGGATCAAGCCATTTCGTATATTCAAAATCTTCCATAGCAGTCATCAGTTGCATCTGATTATCCAGGAGATACATGTCACGGTAACGTTTAGTCCAACTATCTGCCTTTTGAATGCGATAGTCGGGGAACCCGTTTTCTAGGGTTCCACATTCAACATAGCGATATGGAAAATGCTCTAGAAGGATTTTCATACCACCTCGGCAGTTTCAAGATCTGAAGCAACGTATTCCATGAGGATATCATAATCGTCCATGGGATCACCAGAAAAAACAACACCTTCGTTTTCATAATAGCGACGAACCTTTTTGAAAAGTTTCGGATTCTTTACATCCAGGAAGAAGTCACCATTTGCTGCACCACGAAGGGTTTGAACGTCTTTCTTGAATTTTGCTGTGAGAGTCATTGTTTTGATTGTTGACCTGACTATTATAAGGGTTTGACAGGGGTTCTGTCAATGGGGGATGTGGGGATCGAACCCACCTCAGCCGAATTATGAGTTCGGTGCATTCACCAGATTGCTAATCCCCCGATAGGAGTGCTGGGAATTGAACCCAGACTACCCCGTTATAAGCAGGGCGCTCTGACCGATTAAGCTACACTCCCTCAGGATCCTTCTTCGTGGTCTGTGTATAAGCGTATGAGTTCCTCATCCGCTGGCACCATTACTGCTCTATTTCCGTTCTCGTTTTCTATACCTATTGTTTCTCCATTTTCTACTCTCTCAATCAAAGATTCCCAGTTCTCTTGCCAGTGTTCCACAGAGTAAAAATGCATAGTTGTAATATGTATGCGAATCGGGGCGACAGGATTCGAACCTGCGACATCTCGCTCCCAAAGCGAGTGCTCTACCAAACTGAGCTACGCCCCGTTGTGCTTACCTGTATATTATAACCTCACTTATGGTGCTTGTCAAACGGAGCCCAGTGCTCCCAATGGTATTTGTGAACTGCCCACATTCCCATGATGGGTATAACAATTAAACAATAACAAAGAATGCCCAAGGAGATTGGATTTTCTAGCGTAATCCTTGCGAAGTGTCCCATTTTTCTCTGAAGTATCTGTCTACGTGGTTTAAACAGTCTAGTGGTGCTGTTTCTTCTGTGTGTGCCCAGTCATAGCAAAAGTCAATCATATCAAAAGTAACATGACCAACTCCATAGATTCTTGAAAAAGCTGATGTTGCAAAATGGAATCTTGTTTTAGTGCGCGGTTCCATTCCCCTTATAGTGTTCTGATTCATAGTAGTTCCCCTTCTTTGAACCAAAATACAGTGTAGTGATTACAAATGGTATTGCCACCACAATAAGTGCTTTTCCTAACAGATGTTCCATTACTGTTCGATCCCCAGTTCTTTTAAGTAGTCTATCCACCACTGTGGATCTTTCCGCATTCTCCAGTTAGGAACTTCCATTCCCTTTTCGGAATAATATTCAAACAGAGCATCATCGATAATCTGTTTTACTTCCATATTCCTCTTCCTCTTCATCAACGTCTGCATATGCGTTTGCCACATAAGGTCCGTGTGGTCGTTTTGCATCTTCTCTGACATAGGTGGTTTCAGCTTCGATACTCGCAATCCATACTGATAATTTCATTACTATGTAGATAATACCTAATGGCAAAAAACAAGCAATTAAAATTAACGGTTTCATTTTAGTTAAGAGTAATTGTTAACCAAGGGAAAATGGGAGGGACTACTCCAATTAGTCTTAAAAGTCCCTCAGCAAATAAAGCAAGAACCACCCAACCAACGCACATACTAATGATAGAAGCATTACGGTTGTGGCGTCGTATTGCTGCATCGATCATCTCCTGACACTCTTCTCTAGTGACATAGTGTGGTGGATCTAGTTTAGACATCCTGTGACTCATGTTCTTCTAACTTACCCAAACTTGTCAACCGTTCTTTCCATGTTACTCCACCTTCCATACCCATGCAAGGATTTATACAAGTTTCATTACCAAATTTATTACAAACAAGACCTGCAAGATCTAATTCATTTCCTGGTTTTCCTGTGCCAGACCAATAGTGCTGACCATTCAACCAGGTTGCACCACACTTAGGGCATTCCTTTCTCTCCATAGAGAGATCGGACAGCTCTTTACTTGTCATTCGTGTACTCCTTAAGGAACTCTTTGTAGTAAGCTGTATCCCTAATAAGTTGCCTTTTAAGTTTCCAGCCCAACCACTTCATTTGGACTCTTATTATAGTGTATCGAATCTGCAAGTCAATGAATTGAACTATTCTCATAGTCTCTTCATACCCGACAAATACCAAAAAGGCAAGAAATGTCAGGATTAGAAGATAATAGAGAGTCATTTCGTATCTCCATATATTTGTATATAGAAGATACAGAATTTCTTAAATATTACTTATTTTAAACGGAAAGTCAGGGATTCGAACCCTGGGAGGTGTGACCCTCGCTGGTTTTCAAGACCAGTGCCATAAACCACTCGACCAACTTTCCAAGTTTTTATCGGACATCAAAGTCCAATCGACGAACTTTACGTTGTCTCCTTGCCTCTTGATAGGCAAGATCTGAAGATGAAAGAACATTCTTCTGTTCTTTCTGTGTAGAGTTTATCATGACTACCTTGCTTAAGTCAACTGCTGTAACGCTATCTCCTTTTACAGACATCATGTTTGAGCATCCACAGACTTGAGTCTTGGATGTTCCTGTTAATTCTCTATTACAACTTTTGCATCTTACTACTAGCATTGTTCTTCATCCAGGTCAAAGCAAGTGATATATTTATCATGCAAGATGACGGGATCGAACCGCCGACCGCCTCGGTGTAAACGAGATGCTCTACCGCTGAGCTAATCTTGCTAGGCTCCCCTTCCTGGGATCGAACCAGGGACTTAACGATTAACAGTCGTTCGTTCTACCGCTGAACTAAAGAGGAATGTGTCCCGAAGGACAAGCGGGCAACGAGGATCGAACTCGTGATTCCAACTTGGAAGGATGGCGTGTTACCGCTACACCATGCCCGCACTCGGTTTATTTTAGTTTATTTGTCTCTATCTGTCAACCCATACTTTTCAAGAATTTTTGGTGAGTATTGTTCAGGAGAAACAATATTGTTTTCACTTCTCTTTAGTTCTTCAAGATGATGAACTCGATTACGAAGCTCTGTAGAAGAGTATTGATGTTTTCTCAAATGAAAGAATAGATCAATACCATTATCAATACAATATTGTTTGCCAGTGAAATCCCTATCTTTGTATTCCTCACTCAGGAAACGAATGTGAATAGTTTGAGTCTGAATCAGATTCAATAGATCTGCCTCAGTCTCATAGACAAGGATCTCATCGACATATTTGCAACCCTGAAGTTGCACATACCTTTCATATACAGATTGAACTGGTTTGTTTTTAACACCAGGACGGTCAATTGTAGGATCCACTTGAAGTGCAACTTTCAGGTAGTCACACACCTCCTTTTCCATCTTGAGCATTGTGACATGCCCAGCATGGAAT